CCTTATATCTGGCATACCCATACCTACCACCTCCATTAATTCAGATTGTGAATTTATTGTATTGTACCGCATAAGGCATAATAACCAAATCAATTCTTGATTTGGTAGGGCCCCCCTTTGATGTAGTGTGAGGAGGAGAGCTATAAATAACAAAACCAGACTGGTTTTGTTAGGGCACCTTTGGCTTAATATGAAAATAATGCTGGACACCAGGCCGACAATGTATTATCTTTAAAGTAGTTGGTCGAGGCGATCGGCGCGGTCGACCATTCTCATTATTCTAAAGGAGGTCAGCAATGGCTGAACTACATAATGCTCCCTATCGCAAGTATGAGGATAGAGAGCCGATGGTCGAGCGATTCGAGACTGCTATTAGGACTGAAGGTCTAATAGCCAATGCGCGCGAAGCCGTCAACCTATTAGTCCTATTGGCTAAAGCAGAGGCCAGTAACTCCAGTGAATGCAGTGGTATAAGAGCTATACTGGAAGTAGGCATTGTCAATAGACTACAAGGTAGCATGAACGACACACCCTCAGAATCCACTGAGGATAACTAAGAAAGGACAGGGGTGACGCTACCATAGGTCACCCCAATATTATTATGCAATTAGACTCAAGTGCCAGAATCAGATTAGAAGCTGTGACTACGGTCGGACATATTCTCCACCACCTAAAAGAAAACGATGTAATCGACGGCGAAATCTACGATGAATTGTGCGAAGAACTCACCGACATTATCATGTCCGCAATAACTCGTTCACACTGGAAGGATCACTAATGAGGGATTTCTAAGGCCTGAGCTCAGGTCGAACCTCGGGTGCTATCCCTACGGCACCTGAGGTTTTTTTATGTCTGGCTCACATGCCCTATACATTATATAGGGCTTTGCTTTACTTTGGTTTACTCTACTTTACAAACAAATACTTTGTATTTGTTTAGGCCGCTTTGCGGTATAATAATAAATACAACTATAAAGTAATACTTTGTATTACTTTGCCGCGCTTTGCGCAGACTTGGTACTAAGTATTACTATTTCTTACAATAAAACAATACTTTGTATTGTTTTAGGCGCGGTTTTGTTGATAAATGGTACGATATAGTATTGTGCGGTATAATACATAGGTTTTCTTAGTACTACTTAATATAAGTTATGACCATGTGCTTGTCAAGGGGACCAAGTGTGCACTATGTGATACCAAGTACCACTACATACACACCATCTTAACATACAAAGATACCAAGTAGCATCAAGTAGCACCCTCAGAAATCTGACAAATCCTCAGAAATCTGACACTAAGCTAAGTGTAGTAATAACAGGTAGTTAGGAGATATTAGGCAACCATCACCCTCAGAAATCTGATACCATATACCAAGTAGCACCAAGTAGTAGGTAGTAGTACGGGGTGCTAAGTCCAGTATTAACAAGTACTTAGGGCAATAAAAATAATCTCTACATATAGGTATATCTGGCATAGAAATTGCTTATATATAAGTGTGGCCATTGGGTCACAATCGGAGAATTTTCTCCATAGCCCCATTTCGAGAGGTATAGCATGCCATCATATGCAGAGTTAGAATTGCTTGCAGAAGGCTCAGATTTTGAACTGCGCCAACATGACGTAAACCGTCAAGATCCATCCAAGCAAGATTACTTCTGGCCTAAATTAGGATGGATCACAGATGCAGAAGACATAGACTGGAACGTATTTATTCCGGAATACATGAAAGCCGCAGGCGTAGAAGGTTCGCCCAAGGCATTCGTGAAAGTTAGTTTTAACCACGGCATTAGTGTCCAAAAAGATCCAGATCGTGAATCCTCAGACCCCAGTATTAAGGAATTCAAAGCTTCATTCCGCAAAGCATTAGGTGCCGGAGATGGTGCAATGTTGGCAGTATTGAAGGATGAAAACATTGACCTATTCGAAGAATTGAAGACGGATCATATTGCCAAATTGGAGCAAAAGGCCAATCTCTTAGGGTAAACCAAACATAGGGGGTGTGTAGACATAGAGTCTATGCATCCCCTATTAACCATTGAGACAAGGACAAAACAAATGATAGGTCTTGACTACAAAACTAAAAAGGAATTAAAGGCAAACATAGACAGCGAAGACGTAAAGATCTTAGAAAACATAATAAACGGCCAGTGCAATATGTTAGTTGGGAGTTTAGATGTAGAAGACGCGGTAGTTTTATGTTTAATCAGCCAAATTTTACGAGAGGTTAATCGCCTTGACAAATAATGAGCTTTGGGACCGCATAGTCGCTTTAGAGCGAGAGGAAAAAACCCTCAGAAACGAGCGAACCGAGTTAAGATGTGAGTTTACACGTAGAACCACGACCCCTTTATGGGGTGTAGGGAATATTTTACTTTGGAGTGCTTTAGACCGCAAGGAACGCAAAGTAGTAAAGATAATAGACCGCATACCAAACCCGCGCGAGTGGGTATACAAAGTAAAGTATGAGTTAAGCAATGGCGCTGAAATAAGCCCTAATGTATTAGCACACCAGGAAGATTTAAGTAAACCTAAGGGCGTAGAGAATAAATACCACGCAAAGGTGAATCGTAAACCTAAGCTCAAAACATGGGCGGAACGTGGGAAGAAAGTTAAGACCACACGAGAAGTTAAACCTAAGCTAGACCTTGCACAACAAATGGAATTGTTAAACAACATATAGGAGAATACCTTATGTATTGGACAATCCAAAACTACACAACACACGAGATAGAAGAATACTACGAAAAACACGAGAGTTTACCTATAGTAGAACACTGGCAAGACATAGCAGTTACAGGACAAGTAAAGAAAAGAAACCTAAATCCAAGTAGTTTCATACATCTCATACGTAAAGACCGCGGAGAAGGTAAACATCAAACTTATACAGGGTAAGTGTAATAAAAACAATGGGTTATGACAAACTTAAACGAAACTTATACAAACTTCTACACTTTAACCCCAATAAAAACAACACTTTAGAAACTTCTGCATACTTCTACACCCCACCCCCATTCGCCAGTAGGTAGGGAAAATATTATATATATATAATTATATATATATATAAAAGAACCCCTTCGTCGGCGAGATCATAGGGGGTATGTAGAAGTATGCAGAAGTTTGCTAAGTGTAATAAAAACAAGGACTTAGGTCGTAGAAGTTTGTAGAAGTTTGGTAGAAGTTTGCATAAGTTTGCTTTAAGTTCAATAAAAACAAGGACTTAAGTCATGGGAAAAATCTTCCCTTGACTTTCCCCCTACATTTATTATATTATACTATACAATTACACCTTTTAGGTGTAAACATACACCACACCCAACATAACAAAGGAGCATCCATATGGATGGCATCGACAGACTAGACGCCAGAGTAATAAAATCATTGCTAGCAGACATAACAATAGAGCTAGACAGCATCAAGGAAACCGTAGAGAGCTTAGAACAAAACAACGAAAACATAGATGTAAAACTAAGCGACATGGCGTCAAGCTTAGATATACTTTTAAACAATGCGGAGCTAGAGTAATGAATAAAGCCATAGGAGCATTCGAGATATCGAGGCATAAGAACGGTGTAGAGTTCACACGTGAGAGTATGCACAGCGGAGAACGAAACAGCATGGTAGTGGGACTCCCTATAATGCAGTTTACCTTAGCACTTCAGAAGTGGCTCAAGTACGAAGGATTTATCCAAGACATATTTCCATCATTAGACGCAGACACTAGGGAGTTCATACAGACTGGTATAACCCCTAGCGAGTGGGCGGATATATTTGGACCCGAGGAAACAGACACCGAGCTTAACAACGTAGAGGTGCCATAGATGTTGTGCGCATACGATAGGTGGAAACTGGACTACCCGCGATGGTGGGATGACCCGCCAGAGGTATGTGAGACATGTGATGAAGAGCTAGAAGAATGTACATGCAAAGACGAAGACGAGGCTTCAGATGATCTCTAAGGTAGAACACGTAGCAACCATACAAGAGAAACTAGATCTCATAGATCGCATGACAAGTAAACATCGTGAGGCATTACAGCTTCTGAATGACCTCAGAATATCACTAATCATTGAAGACGCAAAGGAAAAACAAGGGAAACATAATGACACGTAAAGACTACAGATTGCTCGCAGATGTATGTGTAGATATGTATAAGCAAGGACTAGAAGACGATAATCATGTAAAACGCGCAATAGACGTAGAACTAGCTATAGCCAAAGCGTTAAATAGCGCTTATGGTAATTTTGATAGATCCAAGTGGCACCTATACATCCAGAAAAAAGCCGGATTATCGTATAATATGTAACATAGGAATTCATTAATTCACAACATGAAACAATAGGATATAAACATGTGGGAATTCTTTAAAGGTACTGACGGCTTAGACATATTATGCTTCCTAACCATCATAGGTCTAATATGGTTTTGGAATCGAGGCAAAAGATAAGGAGTATGTAGTAATGAAACGTATGTATGTGAACCTGGATACCGAGCTAGCGCGTGACTTAGCTCGGTATCTAGAGCGTGAAGGCAATCACCACGGCAAACGAGCCGAAGTATTACGTAGGGCTTTACGAGAGTTTTTACACAAAGATCATTCGCAAAGAAAGGCTAAGGTACCTATTGACAAAAGTACTACCAGGCGTTTACGTATATTGGAACGGTGACATTAGGATAGTAGACGAGCCGAGTAACGAAGGCTATGTATGGCTCCGCGGCACCAACATTGATCCCAATCGCGCTATGGCTCCCATAACAGACCTAGAACCTGTACCTATGGACTACGAGTTACTATTACGAGACGTACGGGAACTTAGCGATACCGAGTTAAGTAATGCTTTAGACTTCTTAGAAAACGCAAAGTTAAACACATCAGATCGCCCACAAGCCACTAAGAAACGCGCAGTTAAAATAAAAGAAGAAATAAAACTAGGCTCCAAGGCAACTTTAGACCTATTAAATAGCATATAGCAGAAAGGTAACACGATGAAAGCCGGTATATACCCAGACGAACGCGTAATAAAAATAGACAACTACGCTTTAAGCGAGTTCCGCACATGCCCACGTAAGTTCCAGCATCGCATAGCACAGAACCTAGTACCAGGCGGCTTTATGGCAGATCCCCATAGCATCAAGATACCAGATGCGCCATTACTCTTCGGCATAGCAATCCATAAAGCCTTAGACGCTATGTTTATGCAGGAGTCCCTAGAAATAGCACAAGAAGAATTCCTAGAAGCATATCAACCTGTACCAGAGGACACAAAGCGCACACCAGGCAGAGGGCTCAGGTTACTTGAAGCATACTGGAAACGCTGGCACGAAGACGACAACATATACGACACGGTAACCAGTGAGTTGTATTTCGAGTTCGAACTAGGCTCGATGCCTGTGTATGGAGAATCCTGGACAATCGTGTATGGGGGTTTAGTAGACAAGATCCTGTCTGTAGATGACTTACAAGATTCTCCTAAACTCGTATGTATGGACCACAAAACATCCACATGGGAGTCCCAGTACCTAGTGCCGAGTTTCCAACTCAGCAACCAATTCATCGGTTACGTTTGGGCAACACAACAAATACCAGAATACGAGAGCTGTAATGATTTCATAGTGGATGTATTGTTAATATCACCCAAGAACGACAGCTTCTTTCGTAGCGAACTAAACATGTCACAGGAGGTAATAGATGAATGGAAACGCGGCATAATCGTAACATGTAGACAGATTCTATCCATGCACAAGGATGAATTCTTTCCTATGTATGGCAAAGACGCATGTACATCATGGAATCGGCTTTGTCCATATTTTGATATATGTGGAGCATCACACGGATTCCGAGACACAGTACAAAACACACAATATAGCGAGCTGGTCTGGGATACTTCAGACCGCTAGAAAGGTAGTAATCACATGCCACAGCACATAGACATGGGTACAAAGCGAGCAGATGCTCCTAAGAAAACTCTCATATACGGCGATGTCGGTAGCGGGAAAACCTTCTGTCTTCGCACGTTACCTGAGAGAGCTTTACCCGCATTCATCATAGACATAGACGAAGGTAGTGAGGCTCTAGAAGGTGACTTTGCCGAGGGTACATTCAAGGGTCTCATACCTGACAGACTAGTCACGGACAAAGGCAAAGAGAAACCTGCGGCATACGATCAGATCAAACAAGCTTTACAACGTATGCATAAGGCGTCTCCAGAGTGTCAACCATCCACAATAATCATAGACTCCATGACTCGCCTCTACGGTGCCATCATGGATCACACTATGAGTAGTAACAACAAACCATTGGATGCCGCGCCCACACAACCAGACTACGGCATCGCAATGCGTTTAACAATAAAGTTCATCGAAGCGTTAATAATGATGCAGAAGAACCTAGTAGTGATATGTCACGAGGACACCAAGGAAAACGAAACCACAGGCATAGTAAAGATAGTCCCGAGCCTTACAGGTAAACTCGCAGGTATCATCCCATCATATTTCGACTATGTACTTCACGCAGTAGTTAAAGGTAAAGGAGACAAGGCATCGTATCTATGGCAAACCCGTCCAAGCGGAGTATACACAGCACGTGTACGTAATCCTAGCCTTGATGCCGAGATGCCACAGAACTTTGACTTATTACTCCCATGAATCCTAAGAAAGACTTTAACCTTCTAGGCAACATAAACAAAGGGTATACAAAAATGCCAGAGGAAGATACATTATACATACCAATCACAGAAGAAGACGGATATGTGTTACAGAAAATCATAATAAGCGAGATTGATCGGTCAAGATCCATGGGGTTTACACGAATCAAAGATGTCTTGACCCGTATTAATCTCGCATTACAACACAGCCTAGCGGCAGCTCAAGACAAAGGAGAGTAAGAGCTAATGTAGCACTGTAGCAACGTAGTAATCACGTGTATGCACACGCATACATTTTACTAAACTCAACACAAGGAACAAAACCATTATGACTGAAGTTTACCAAGACCTACAGTTCGGTAGCCTCGAGACCGAAAAAAAGCAGCTCGATCGCACTCTGGACCCTGGACAGTACGATCTCGCGTTCAGCAAGTGGACATACCGTGAGTCCCGTGCATCTGCAAAACCTGGTATTAATTTCGAGTTCAAGGTTATTAATTCAGAGGACGCAGACGCTAACGGCTTCACAGTTTTTCACTGGTGTTCATGGGGTACTTGGTTTTTTAACCAAGCAATACTAGCGATCTTCGCTGACCGTCTCTCCGAACTGAACAATCTTGATCCCGATAGTGACGAGTACGAACAGAAGAAGTTGAACCTGAGCTTCATGGATATTCAAGAAAACATCTCTGAAGACTTAGACGAAGCTATCGGTAACGAATGCGTAGCCAAGATCAAATCCGAAGACTGGGCTAACGAAACTACCGGAACATCTGGTACCTCCATCAAGATCGAGCGTTTCGTAGTATAAGGTAGTAATACCCACGTACCTTTAACCCCACGGGACAGGCAGGGCATTGGATAGTGTCGTAATAACACTACCCGTGTCTTGCCTGTCTTAGTTAAGGATATTTAGATGCCTGAATTCATGCCTCAAGAAGATGATGCTCATGTGTTAGCAGAAATGGCTATGCATGACGACATCAGATCCATAGACCCTTTTAAAAGG